GGGCGGCTTTCTTGACGGTTTCACCAGCCTTGCCAGCTTTAGTCAGTGCTCCTATGAGGCTCATAGTGGTCTCTCTTCAAGGATTAAGTCGTCACCAGTTACTTCACCGCCTTCGGCTTTGTGGACAGCTCCACCCTTCTTCTGACCCGTGTACTTCTTGATCATCTCTTGGTACTGCTTGATCTCGTCAATCATTTGCTGGTCAATGACTTGGCGTGGGCCAATCATCTTCAAGGAGCCAAACTCATGAGGCGCTTGCTTGGGGTTCTCGCGGATGGCTTTGACGGTGTCAGGAAAAGACAACTCGTAGGGGATGGGGTACTTGGAGGAGCCCATAAACTCGCCCGGTATGTCATGCGAGTAAGTTGGGTGCTCAGACAATCCAAGCTGTGTCACCTCTGGGCGCATACGTCCAATAGACTTACCAGTTACGCCAGTCTCAAGGTCGCGCAGGTCAGGCTCGGTGATAGCGTGGCGAACATCAATACCGCTTGGCAAACCATGCTTCTCGGTTACTGTTGGCATCTGCATCAAAGCGTTAAAGTGCTTGCGCAGTTCTGGGTCGATGGAAAAATGCAGGTAGGCTTCGCTTGGATTCTCAATGCCGGGGAACGCTGGAAAAACCCTTTGGAAGCGCTCCTTGTTCTTGGTGTAGGGATAACCCTCGCGCACCAAGTTGTTAAAGCTCTCAATCTGACCCTTGCTCATCTTGGCTGGGTTGATGGCTGAAAGGTTAGCGTCAGCGTAGTGCTGGGCGTAATTGATGGACTCGGGGCCCATCATGATGTACTTGCCAAGCACAGGCATGTCGTACTGCTTACCAGCCTCACGAGCTAAGTTCTGCACACGGTTAGCGGCTCCTAAGCCTGAAGCCCAGAACTCTTCGTCACGACCCAAGCCGTAGAGGGGGCCTCCGTGCTGAGGGGATGGGCTATCTAATGGGACGCCGTTCAATGCGTGCAATGTTTGACCAGAGATGGTGGGGTCGCCTGCAATCCCGATCATGACCTGATCCTTTAGGTCTTCAACGTCTACCGTCTTAGGCAACGGACGTTCAGCACCTGTTGGACGGATGTCGTGCTTCATCTCTTTTTCTTTGGCAAACTGCTTCTGCGTCTTGCCAGCAACCGATTGAGTTCCAGCATCGCCACGGACAAACTCACCAAGCATCTGCGGAGCCATGCGTCTGGCAATAGCATCAATTTCAGCGGCAGTCTTTGGGACGGCTCTAACTAGCTTGGCAATAGCACCACCGCCAGCCATCTTCTGGTTGCCTAGCTCCATCATCATGGTGTCTGGGTTGTTGGAAATGCTGACCTTGCCACCACGCTTCATCTCTGGTGCTGGGGGAATCTCTCCTAAGTATTTTTTCAGCTCATCTATTCGATCTAAATTTCTGCTAAGCGTGTCGTACTTTTCTTCTTTGCCAGAAGTAAAAGACGCGGGATCATCAAGAATTGCCTTGAGCTCGTTGTATGTGTAAGGGATCTTTGGATGAACCGTAACGCCTCTGTTGTAGTCAAGTGACGAATACTCTGGGCTTGGGATTGCGCCTTTGTAATCAAAGTACGCCTTGTTAGCTTGGCGGTGGCTCTCCAAAGCTGGGTGCTCTTGCAAGTACTTCATTGCAGACTCAACCCTTGGCTTAAACATTCCTTCAACTTCACCAAGACTTTTATATTCATTGCCGTACTTGACCAAGTCAGTGTTGGGCAAATCGCGGACATCAGTCCACTTGCCGCTTTTAACAAAGTCTTGCACGTATGGAATGTAATCGGCAATAGGTTTAGCATTGCCTTTGCCTTTTATTTGGCGAATCTCAGCAGGCAGTTCGCCCAAGACTTCGTTAGCCGCCATTTGAAAGGCGTCCATTCTTTCAATGTTTGAATTGTTCTTAAAAATATCTTGAGCGCGGCTTAATATGGTTTGTTTTTGCTCTTCAGTTGGACGTGGGAATCCTTCGTCAAAGTTACGGTTATATTCAAAAGTTTCTGGCAGTTCTTTGCTGGCGCCTTTGAAGCTATAGCCAATTGGGTGTGCACCACTGGCAACTTCTATAGTGGTGTGTGGTGCGCCTCTTGAATCAATCAAAGAGTACACCTTCGCTCTTCCACTCTTGATGGCTTCCCATCCGCCTAAACCATAGGATGAGCTTCCTTCATCACCCGATCCTTCCACCCATTCAGGGTGTTTTTTAGATGGCTCATAACCTTTGACGGAGTGCCCCATGGCTTGGGACTCCGCGGCGAAGTTGCCGGGCTGGTTGAGCTGAACCCACTTGTATCCCTCTGGGTACTCTTTGTAGACTGGCAAATTAGAACGAGCCGAAGCGCGATCTGCGTTTATCTTCTTAGCCAAATCTAAGTTGTACTCTTGCGTACGCTTGACAGCCTGCTCTACGCTCAGCTTGTTAAGTTGCTCAGGGCGCAGTCGTTCAGCGGCTAAGTCTTGCCGCAACACATCCATGACGTGCTCGAATCCCAAGTCACCCATGTAGCCTGAATACATCTTTGTCTCAGGATCAAGCTTGGCAACAAAGGGATTGTCTTGGGCGGCAAACTTGGGGAAACTGCGATCTTGGTCTAGCAGTCGCAAGTAGTTGTTGTCTACCTTTTGCAACTCGTCCAACATGCCAACAGCTTTAGCTTTTTGATCCCTTGGCACAGACTTCATCAAAGACTGAACGGTTGCCTCGTCTAAGCCTTTTTCTCTAAACAGATTGGCAAATGCTTCCCCCATTTTGTTATGAAGGGCGTATTGCTCTTGAAGCGCTTTGTCAATCTTTGGCTGAAGCTCCATTGCACCTTGGATGTCGCCAGCCCTTGTGACCTTGACAGCCTCGTCAGCTTGATGTTCCCACTTTCTTGATGGGTCAGTGGTTCCCAAGCCTTCTGCTGGATAGCCAGCCTTCACGCGCTCTTCTTTAATGTAAGACTTGGGGTCAAGCACAATGTCCTGCAACATCTCTGGAGGAAGGTGCGAGATGTTCTGCATCGCTATCTCGCGGTCATCTTTAGCCTGAACACGCATAGTGTCCGCTTGGCGCTTCATGTTTGCCTGCTTGCGTGGGTCAAGCTCTGCCTCAGCGCGTTGCGCCATCTTGGTGGCTCGCTCTTGGTCTTTGGCAAACTTAGCCTCGACGTTGGCGTAGTTCTTCTCGATCATGAGGCGAACAGGATCTTCAGGGGAAGCCAACTGTCCTTTGAAGTAACCCATCAATGCGGAGTCAGCCCATTTGTCGAGAGCCGCCTCGCCCTTGGTTTGTTCGAGCTGGTACTTGACGCGATCAAGTTGGTCTTGGTTCAGCGTTGGGTCTTTCAACAGCTCTTCGTGATGGGGGATGCGCTGTGCAGGCGTCTCACCAGCAATCGGTGAGGTCTTGAAGCGCCAAGCGTCGCCCTCTGGAACGTGGATGCTAGGGCCGCTCAGCCAGTTAGCCTTGTTCGATGGCTTCATTACAAACTGGTGCTGAGGAACGAAGTTGCGTAAGGGGCCCTCACCGAACATGCCGCGGTTGATCAGCTCCAACCCGCCCATGCCTGCCGCCTTCGCACCCTTGAGCGCTGTGCCCACTGGTGGGGTGAACGAGCCTAGAGCGCCCATGGCTTGACCCATAGGTGATTCGTCTTTGAGGGGGAGCGTCTCAAGGAAGTGCTCGGAGCCGTAGGGGATCTCACTGAACGGCTTGTCAGAGCGTCCTGCGTTCCTTATGGCGCCTATCATGTTGATAGTGTCAGCGGGTAACCCAAGCAGACCAGCGACCATGCCACGAGCTTGAGCTACGGGAATGTTCTTTGCCGCCTCGGGGTCTTGAACCGTGCGGTTGCGTTTGAGATGCGGATAAAAGCCAGTCGTGGCTTTCAGTAGATCTGTTGCGTTGTCGAGGGGACTTCGTTCAGCCATGGCTTATCCTGCTGAGTTGCTGTTGTCCCAATGATACCTTGGGTATTTGCATTCGTCCATCATGCGGCGTACGGGTTCTCAAGCTTCTTAGCCATGCCGCTGTCAAGGTAGTCGTCCATATCGTAGTCGTCCCTTGGGGCGCCGTCGATGTCCAGCCAGCCTGAGTCGCGTAGGAACCTCAGCCCTTGGGTGCAGGCGTCCACAAAGTCGTCATGGGTTGAGTCAGGGAAGCTACAGATCTGGGACACAAAGCCCTCAGCCCAGTCCTTGACGTAGCCTTTACGGACACTGCTCTCAGGGATCCAGACGCGCCCAGCGGCAATGATGTTGGAGACAATGTTAAGGCGCTGTATCTTGTCAGCCCGACCGGGGTTGTACGCCCGTACAGGCAGGTGCGCACGTTGCAAGTCTTGTATCAGAGCTATGCCCGAGGACTTGTCCTCCACGAGTATCAGGTCTATGCGCTTCTTGTCCTTGCCCTCACCGTAGACCACGTCGTACTCCTCGATCACCTTGGGGCGCAGGTCTGGGTACTGGAGCCTATCCTGCCAACAGTCAATCACCATGGCGGACATGGCGCCGTCCAATGGCTTGAAGATCCCAAATGTGATGGACGCTGTCGGATCGTTGACAGTCTTCTCTGAGCTGGCGCAGTCGTAGCTTTGCAGGATGTACTCGAACTTGGGGAACTCCTTGTTTGGAGCCCATAGCTTGAACATCTCGCGCTTGACGATCCCTGATTCCTCGGCATCTATCAGCTCTGCGTGGATCTCCTGCCTTCCAATCTTGGTTCCCTCATAGCTGAGGATCTGCTTCTTAAAGCTTGCAGACAGGTTAGCGAGGTTGACGTAGGTAGATGCCGTCGTGAGCGCTACGTCATTACCTTCACGCCCTACAAGCTCTACGATCAGGTCTTTGGGACGTGGGGTAGTCGTGGCAATGATCTGGGTGCGACCGTCTTCCTTCTTGAGTCGGACAGCGAACTGTATGTTGTACCAAGCTTCGTCAAGGTAGTCCCAAGCGGCAAGCTCATCTAGCCATGCGCCATGGTACTGACCACCACGGAAACGATCAGGCTCTGAGGCTGATATACCTTTGATCAGGCTCCCATTGATCAGCACGATCTCGTGCAGGGCTTTGTTGTAGTCCCTAATCAGGATCGGCGGGATCACAGCAATGAGTCCTGACTCTCCCTCAAAGCAAGTCGCCCTGACATCCATTGATGTGGGAGCGGACACGAGCCAACGGGTGTTAGGGTTCTGCCATGCCCAGTACCATAACTGTTCAGCCGCGGTGCGGGTCTTGCCGGCGCCTCGACCAGCCAACATGAGCCAAATAGACCAATACGTGCCTTGGGGTGTCTTTTGATGATTGAAGGCGCCTGAGAGCCATGCAGAGCGCTTGGCGTAGGCTATGCCGTGGTAGGGGCCCAGCTTGCGTCGGATCTCTGGATCAGCAAAGATGTCCAGAACTTCCTGATCAACAACCTCGCTCATTCAGCAATCCTGATCAGCTCAAGGCGCTTGATCGCTACGTCCATGACGTTCTTGACCTCAGCATCAATGATCATCGGATCGATCTTCTCCTCAGCCGCCCTGTACTCGCCATACTTCTTAGGGTTGAACTTAGCCAGTAGCTTAAGGCGAGTCTCGATCTGAAGCTTGCGGTGACCAAGCATGTCCTCCTCCGTCACAGTCACGCTGTCCTCGCCCTCCTTGCCGCCAGCGGTGAAGACCTTCTTCTTGCCCATCTGAATGTTGTCAGAGATGTACAAGCATTCCTCAGCAAGAGCGTCGTAGCCTATGTCACGCGCATGTGCGATGGCTGTGGATAACTCTTGATCCCTCCACATCCAATCGTAT